ATCAAGGCTCGTCGTTCTTCGAGGCCGGATCGGCTCGCAAGACGTTGGCTCTCGCATCGCCAGGGGCAGGGTTTGAGGCGGCGCTACGTGCCGGCCTGGACGAGACGGCGCGGCTGCTCCTCGCCCGCGATTGGCCGCGGGAAGACGGCGTGCCGATGCGGATCTCGCAACTCATGGTCGACGCCAACTGGGGGCAGTCCACGGCCGTCGTCCGCAACTTCGCCCGGTCGTCACCGTTTGCGGCACAGATCCTGCCGAGCCGCGGCAAAGGCGTCGGGGCATCGGGGACGCCGATGGGGCCGCGGAAGAATCGCGGCGACCGTGCCGGCCTGAACTGGCTCGTCGGCAAGACTGCCGAGGGCACGCAGATCGAAGCCGCCTACGATACCAACTTTTGGAAGACGTTTGTCTCCGGCCGTCTGCGGCTGGGTCTCGGCGATCCGGAAGCCATAATGCTGCACGCCGGCAATCACGAAATGCTGATCGAGCACCTCGTGGCCGAGTTCCCGGTGCGTGTCGAAGCCCGCGGCCGGAGCGTGGACGAGTGGAAGTCGGTCGCCCGTGAGAACCACTGGTGGGACTGTATCGTCGGGTGCGCCGTCGCCGCGTCGATTACCGGCCTCGAGCCGGCCGCCAGCGAGGGCGGATTCCGGAAGCGCAAGAAGGTCAGCATCCCCGCCGGCCCTGACGGTAAGCGGGTGATCGTCACCAAGCGCCACAAGGCGTAGCCACACCCCCTCCGAGTTCTCGCCCCGGTCACGCATTGTGAACGGCATGAGCGACGAACTTGCCAGCAAGATCGACACGGTGGCCCAGGGGCCGGCGTCTGTCCGCACCGACGCGGGCGAGGTCACGGCGCAGTCGATCCCCGACATGATCGAGGCCGACAAGTACCTCGCCGGCCGGAACGCCACGGCCGCCGGCAACGCTCACCGCGGGCTCCGCTTCAACAAGATCATTCCTCCGGGGACGACTTGAATGGGGCTTGCCAACCTCATCCGCACCGGCCGCTGGTCGCCTCCGAAGAAGGCGATCCAGGTCGTTCGTCCGCTCGCACGGGCGCGGTTCGACGCCGCGCAGACGAGCGACGACAGCCGGCACTGGGCGAACGCCGACGCGCTCTCGGCCAACGCCGCTCTCACGCCGGAAGTCCGGCGGATCATCCGCAATCGAGCCCGGTACGAGCGGGCGAACAACGCCTACGTTCACGGGATCTGCGTCACCAAGAGCAACGACCTCATCGGCACCGGGCCGCGAATCCAACTCGACACCGGCAACGCCGATTCCGACCGGGCTATCGGCCGGGCGTTCTTCGATTGGTCGTGGTCGGTCCGCCTGGCCGACAAGCTCCGCACCGCCACCGAGGCCCGAGTGCTCGACGGCGAAGCGTTTTGCATGTTCTTCACCAACCCGCGGCTCGACTTGCGGGGCGTGCAGCTCGACTTGCGGCTGATCGAGGCCGACCAAGTCGCCTCGCCGGCCTACGACTACCAGCAGACGATCTCCCCTGACGGCTCGCTCGTGGACGGTGTCGAACTGGACCGACACGGCAACGTCATCGCCTACCACGTCCTCACGTCGCATCCCGGCTCAAACTTCCTGATCGGGATCAACGAGTACGACACGATCGTCGCCGATAACATGCTGCACTGGTTCCGGCCGACCCGGCCGGGCCAGCACCGCGGGCTCTCGGAACTGACGCCGTGCCTGCGGCTGACCGCGAACATGCGGCGCTACACCGAAGCGGTGATCCGCGCCGCGGAGATCGCCGCCGACCTTGCCGCGTTCGTCCACAGCAACTCGCCGGCCGCCCAGGTGGACGAGGTGGACGCCTTCGCCGCGATCGAGATCGAGAAGGGCACGCTCACGACGCTGCCGGAAGGCTGGGACATCAGCCAGCTCAAGGCCGAACAGCCCACCAACACGCACCAAGCCTTCACGCGAACGATCCTCAGCGAGATCGCTCGGGGCGTGAACTTGCCGTATTACAAGGCCGCCTTCGACGCCTCGTCCTACAACTACTCGTCGGCCCGCCTGGACGGCCAACTGCACGAGCAAAACGTCCGCGTCGAGCGGGACGAACTTGAGCGGGCGTGGCTCGACCGCATCTTCCGCGAGTGGCTCGACGAGGCTCTGCTCGTCCCCGGCATGATCCCCGCCGGCCTGCCGCCGGCCTCGGAATGGAATTGGGCTTGGGTCTGGGACGGCCGCGAAGGCGTCGATCCCAACAAAGAGGCTAACGCCACCGAGACGAAGCTGGCAACGCTCACGACGAGCCTTGCCGCCGAGTACGCCCGCCAGGGCAAGCAGTGGGATGTCGAGCTTCGGCAGATCGCTGCCGAGCGGCAGCTCATGGCGGAACTGAATCTGTCGATCGGCAACCGGCCGTCGCAGGTCGTCGTGCCCCAGGCGGAAGCCGTGGCCGCTGCCGGCGAGCCGGGCGTGATCGCCGAAGAGTCGTACAAGCCGACGGCGGAGATGGCCGACGAGGCCGAACGTGGCCTCTCTTGGCGTCGTGAGTTCAACCGCGGCGGCACCGAGATCGGCGTGGCCCGCGCCCGCGACATCGCCAACGGCCGGCCGCTGTCGCTCGACACCGTCAAGCGGATGGCGAGTTACTTCGCCCGGCACGAGGTGGACAAGCAGGGCGAAGGCTGGAGCCCCGGCGAGGACGGCTACCCGTCTGCCGGCCGTATTGCCTGGGCGCTATGGGGCGGCGATCCCGGCCGCACGTTTGCCAATTCGATCACCGAGGAGGCCAACGCATGAGCAACCTTCTGCTCCGGGCCGATGTGCGATTCCTGACCGCCGACGCTTACGGCGAGGCTGAAAGCCTATCGACGCCGCGGATTCCGCGGTTCTCGATGGTGGGCTACACCGGCGGCATCATCCGCCAGGCGTGGAGCCGCGAGCCGGTCGTCATCGATCTCGCCGGCATGACCGTGCCGAGCGTGGTGCCGATCGTTTTTGGTCACGACTACTCGCTCGAGTCGGTCCTCGGCCAAGGCACCGGCACCGTCGGCGATCAGCTCGTCATCGACGGGTCGATCCTCGCTCAATGCGAAGCGGCCATGCAGGTCGTCCAGCTCGGCGACCGCGGCTACCAGTGGCAAGCATCGGTTGGCGCTGACGTGGACGAGCAGACGCTCGTCGGGTCTGGCGACACCGTCACCGTCAACGGCCGGACCTTCGAGGGTCCGGTGCGAATCGTAACGCGTTCCACGCTGCGGGAATGCTCGTTTGTCACGCTCGGGGCCGATGCAGCGACGGCCGTCACCATTACCGCGAAAGCGGGGGAGTCTCCCATGAACGATGAGACGAAGGCCGCCGACGGTATGCCGACGGGGCCAGCGCAGAGCGAAGAGAACGGCGGCGCAATGCCGACCGGACCCAGCGACGTGGCGAGTGCCGCTCCGAAGATCGACGTGCAGTCGATCCGCGAGCAGATCGTGGCCGAGGTGAAGGGCGAGTTGCTCCAGTCGCTCCGCGACGGGCGCGGCCCGGCCATTCACGCGACCAAGCCGCAGCTCGACGACGATCAGGTCACGATCGCCGCAATGCAGATGGTCGGCGGGCTCGGCAAGCAGATCGAAGCCAAGCACGGCGATTCTCCGATGGTCGAGGCCGCTGCCAAGCGGTCCCGCACGATCGGCCTTCAAGACGTGCTTCTTAGCGCGGCTCGCAAGGGCGGCTACGACGGGGCTCAGAAGGTCAACGCATCGAATGTGGCGGTGGTGCTGCGGGCGGCTTTCGCTACCCACAACATCTCCAACATCCTCGCAGCGACCTACGGCAAGTACCTCCTCTCGGGCTTCGAGGCTGTCGAGTCGGTGTGGGAGCAGATCAGCCTCGTTCGGCCGCTGAACGATCTCAAGGCCGCCACCGGGGTTCGCCTCGACGGCGGGTTCGTGTTCGACGAAGTGGGCAACGACGGGAAGCTCAAGTCGGCTGATGCCGGCGACGCGGCCCGCACGCTCCAGGCGAAGACCTACGGCCGGATGTCGTCCATCACTCGGACGGACATCATCAACGACGACCTCGGGGCTCTGACGGCGGTTCCTCGCCGGCTCGGTCGCGGTGCCGCGCTGAAGTTCAACCAGGTGTTCTGGGCGGCGTTCGAGGCTTCCAACTCGAGCTACTTCCAGGGTGCGACGGCCGGTTCCGGCAACGCCCTGGCGATCGGCTCGGTCGAGACGGCGTACGGTGCGTATCGGTCGCTCACCGATCCGGACGGGGCTCCCCTCGGCATCACGCCGAAGATTCTGCTCGTGCCGGTGGGACTGCGGATCACGGCGGACAAGATTCAAACCGGCAACACGCTTCTTGCGTCGTCGCTCGGTTCGACCTCGTCCAAGGTGCTCGAGCCCCAGGCGAACGTCCTCGCCGGGAAGTTCACGATCGTCGATTCGGCCTACCTCTCCTCGTCTTCGACGTGGTGGCTGGCGGCCGACCCGGCGGACCTCCCGACGATGGAGGTCGGGTTCCTCAACGGTCAGCGTCAGCCGACCGTCGAGCAGGCCGAGGCCGACTTCGACACGCTCGGAATCCAGGTTCGCGGCTACTTCGACTTCGGTGTCAGCAAGGCTGAAAGCCGCGCTTGCTACCGCATGGCGACTGCCTGATCCACGCCCGCGTAATCCGTGCCCGGCGGGTCTGGAATGTCCAGACCCGCCGGGGTGACGCTTAACCAAATCATCCACAGTAGAGGTATCGAATCATGGCGACTCTTAAGAGCGAATCGGGTGTCTGGGATTACACGCCGACGACCGCCAAGGCGGTCGGCGATGTCGTCATTCTCGGAAAGATCGTCGGCGTTGTCTGCCGGCCGATCGCGGCCAACACCAAGGGTGCGTTGACCACCGACGGAATCTTCACGTTCGACAAGGTGACCGGCGGGGCTTTGACCGCTGGTGCCGTGGCCTACCTTCACAGCAACCTGAAGGTGACGGGCTCCGCGACCACGACCGGCATTGCCGGCCTTGTCGCTGTCGATGCGGCCGCCGGTGACACCACGGTAGATGTCGATATCAACCACGGGTCGATGTTCGACCTGAACGCTACCGGCCCCGCCTGAGCTTGATTCATCCCGCAAGCCGCCGGCGGTTGCCTCTCCTCGGGCACCGCCGGCGGTCTTGTGTCTTGGAGGTTACCCGTGGCCGACATGCTTTCCGACGGTGCCGCGTGGCTCGCCGACCAGTTCGCTG